TCTGAATATTGCGTCAAACTTTTGTAAAGTGCCTGTATTATAATTTGTTAATGTTGTAATAACATCTGTTTTTAAATTGTCAGCAGTTTTTGTAGTAGCCTTTTCATCAAACTTAACATTAGAAGTTATTAGTATGTTAGTTATTTCTGGATCTTTTATAACAGGTCTTACAGAAGCAACGTTGTATGGTTTTAATTTGGTTACTATATCTGTTTTAGTTGAGTCTGTTAATACTGAACCAGATTTTGCTTTGATTGAAATATTTACAACACCATAAGTTGGAGTTTCATCATCTTCTCCACCCCAAGCACTTACAGATTGAGCATTAGGATAAATTGATTTAACTAACGTTTCGTAATCAGTAGCGGTTACTGCTCTATCTTGAGCTGCGTATTGTAAAGGTGCATTAAATTTTATTGAGTCATTTGTTTCAGCTTCTGCACCACCTTGCGAAACTGAATCAGTTGTAATGGTAACATCTGTATTACCATCAATGTTTCCTGATAATGAAAATTTTGAAGCGCCATTTGAATCTGCTTTATTGGTAACAATATATTCTAATATAATTATATTACCATCATCTAATTTTTTACCTACAACACCATCACCAAAATAAACTTCAAATTTTCTATCTGATCCTTCTTGTAAAAAATAAACTCTTGTATCACTTGATACATCATTATAACCACCTGCTAAATTATAAGTTTTTTCTGTAGTATCTGTAGCACTAGTTTGTACTGAAACTTTTAATGTTGTTGTATCAGCGTCTGTACTTGGTATAATAAATTTTTGGTCTACATCACTTTCATTAAAAGTATATTTAAAGGTTACCAATGTACCTTCATAAATTTTTACATTATTAAATTGATAAACACCATTAACTGGAGAAATTGTAATATCTTCATTGGTTACATATTGATAATCCGTATCGTTAACTTTAGTTGTAAATATTGTTCCTTTATCCATTGTAACCGATGAACCTGTGCCAGTATTTAATTTAACATCTATTTGAGCCATTGGTGCGTGTGGAGAGTTAGGTTTATATCCTAACATTTTTGCTAATGATACAATATTATTTCTAATATCAGCACTATCTAAAAACATTTCATTACTAGACATATTAGCCAAGTAAGCAAGATAGTGTGTGTTATAAGATAATACATCTAATAGAATTGCTAAACTTGATCCTTCAAAATCATAGTCTTGAAATTCTTTTTGACCTTGTAAAAATGTTTTTAAATTAGCTTTGATTAAATCAAAATCGTAATCTGATATGTTTAATTTGTGTTGTGCCATCTATTATCTTAACCTTTGTAGCATTGTTGTAACCTGTTGAGGACCTGGTACACCGTGAACATAAAAATATATATCACATACTAATCTGTTTCTATCTGGATCATCATCTAAACTAACAGAGTCTAGTCTTACTCTAGGTTCGTAATTTGCTATTACTTCTTCAATTTTTCTTTTTAAGAATATTCCTGTAATAGGAGTATAATTTTCAAATAGTAAACCTCTAATACCACATCCTAATTCAGGATGAAATGGTCTCTCATAAAAATTTGTCTGTATTAAGTTTTTTACAGCTCTTTTAATAGCAATAACGTTTTCAACGGTATTGACATCATTAGTAACCTGGTTTCTTCCAAAATCAAGGTCTATATCCTTGAATCTTCTTGAATTCCTTTTACTTTTATTCGTACTTGATGAGTCGTATATTGCCATAACTCTAATATTTATATGGCTTTAACTAGCCACCTGCAAAAACATTTGGAGAACCTTTAGTCATTTGTCCTGCGTCTGTACTATCACCAATTCTAGCAACAGATAGACTATGTACTCTAACAGTTGAAGAACCTACATTAACAAATTTAACGTGGTCTGGACAAGGAGGCATTGGAGGTGCTGGATGAGCTATAGTAGGATCGGTAACTCTAGCAATTAAAATACTATTTGCTCTAACCGTAGATTGTTGAGGTGTATCTAATATTGTTGTTGCTGTACAGATATGACCTGTTGATAATTCATCACCTTCTCTACTTACTGCTGGCATTACTTAACTTCTACTTCCCCACCTGCAGCCTCTAAATCTTTAACTATCTTATCAGCTTCTTCTTTTTCTAAATCAGATTTAATCTCTTTAGGTAAAGCTTCTACGAAATTCTTTGCTTCTAATAGACCTAAATCTAATATACTTCTTACTACTTTGATAACAGGTATTTTTGAGTTTTCTTTAAATGATTTTAATGTAATCTTTTTTAATTCAGATGGAGCTTCAGCAGCTGCTTGAGCAGGTGCGCCTGCTTGTGCTAAATTATCTAAATCAATATTCCATTCTTTACTTAATTTCTTTGCTAATTCACCAGCTTCTAGTACAGTTAACTTTCCTAACTCTTCAACTAACGTATCAATATTTGCCATTACTTACCTAACTTCTTTTCTCTACCTATTGGTAGTGTTTGCCATTTTGTCATCTCTACGCCTTTTTTACTAATCCATTCAATATAGATTAATTTACTTTTTACTTTATTTTGAAAAGATTTAACTGCTTTTTTCCAACTATTAGAAGTTATCTCTTCGTTTATTTCTTTACCATCGGTAAATTTAAATACTCTTTCCTTTGCCATCTTGTTTATTCCTTTTCACTTTACATTTTTTATCTTCACATCTGCAAAATTTACAAATTTCCAACCGAAAAGTTTCCATCATTTCGTATAAGATTTTTCCACAATGGGATTTTCTCCCACAATTGTTGCAATATGTCATAATTGTATATTTATATTAGAAATTACAATGAGCTATGGCACTTCTTATGTCGGTTTCCATTAAATTATTTGCATTTTCAGTTACCGATTTACCGATTCGTTCATAATCAGGCGAAAATTTACAATTTTTTAGATTTCCACAAGAAACTAGAACAAAAAGAGAACAAAGAATTAAAAAAATATTGATTTTTTGCATTTTTTTTAATTTTTCCCTTGACTTTCTTGTATTTTTAGTATATATTTATCGTATAAATTGAAAAAAAGGAAACATTATGAAAAAACTATATGAATATACAACAATTATTTGTTCAATATTAGGTACTTTGATGTTTATAGGCGCTGTTGGTGCAATTGACGGTGGTTATAAAGGTATTCCAATGAACGATAATTGGTTTGCTTGTGGAGCATTATCATTATTAGGTATTGCTATGTTTATTTTAGCATTATACTCTCAAGCATTGTACGCTGAAAAAGATTAATAATCTTCTTTCATAAAATAATCATCATTTTCATCATTTAACAACACCGCAACTAGGTGAACTCTTTGCGTTTCACCTCCATTAAAGAAATTGTGATATCTAGTATTGTCAGTTATATAACCATTACCATTTGCTGGCATATGGAACGCTTCATCTTCAATAACCATCTTACAGCCTTTATTTGTAGTAATAGGAATATGTAATCTTTTGTCTGGATCTCTATGCCAACTTAAACAACTTCTAGGTGGTTTCATTAGAAAACGAACACGACCTAGTTTGAATCTTAACTTTAAGTAATCGTAAAGAGTTTGAACATACGTTCCTTTAAACTCTGGACATATTTCGGTGTATTCTTCTTCGTCAACTTTCTCACATCTTTGTTCTTCTTTACCTGAATCATCAGGACGGGTCCAATAGATTCCACGGACATTACCACCAGATATTGATTTTGGATCCCCAGGCTTACGGTTGACGCATATAGCATTGAAATCTATATTTGCTGGGTTGTCTGTAGAAAAACCTTTTTTCTCTTTAAAATCTTCATAACACTTTCTTAACTCTTCTAAATTAATATCTAGGTCTTCTATTATTTCATAAGTAGTCGTCATACTACTATTTATGAATATAATGACGCTAATCTCCTTGCCCCATAGGTAATCATATAATCACAGCCTGCTCTTTTGAATATATCATAAGTTTCTTCTAAACTGCCTGGAGCACCTATACCTAACCATTCTCCAGATGTTTGATAAGCACCAACAGGTTTACCAGTTGCTTCTTTGATAGGTTTAATTAAATCTAAACTCGTAATACCTGGTTTAACCATTAATTCATCTGCACC